GGCGTGGTGTAATATAATTTAATTTTGTAAAGCTTTTTGACCCTCCCATTTTAAAGACTCCGTGCCATATTTAGACACTATTTCGCCAAAACTTAAATTTGTTTTAATTGGTTTAAATTTGAACCCCTCGCCACCGCTAAACCATTTTTTTTGCTTCATGCTCCAGCGTAAACCCGCCTTTTTTAAATTTTCAATAGTTAAAACTTCAGGTTTTTTATCAAATGATATCCAAAGCCAAGATCCAACCAATTCAATTTTTGCGTCATTATTAGTAAATAAAAAAGTTATTTTATTTAATAGATTTATCAAATGACTTGGCGTTTCTTTTGTATCTTCATTACTGAATTTATAAAAATAATCTTCATATTCTTTTTGCATTTCTTTAAAAATTTCAGCATCTCCGCCAAGATCTGGGTGATATTTTTTTGCTAATTCTTTATATTTTTGTTTTAAGCTGTCAAGCCCGATAATGTTGTTAAAATGTTTCATATATTTGTTTTTTTAAAGTTAATATTATTATTGTTGATTTTTTTGGTCGATCAGCTCAAAAACGCTATATTTAGAGTAATGAGCAGGATATCCGGATTTTTCGAGATCTTGCTTTAAATCAGCGTTTAAAATTGTAGCAATTGCGAGAGTAGATAAAATTAAGTTTTTCATATTTTTGTTTTTTTAATTGTTAATATTGTTATTGATTGAGAATATTTACTAAATTATCGACAAAATTATTGTCAATTGCGACCTCATAATTATTGTCATTATGCGTAAAACTAACGCAATATACTTGCGAGTTGCTTATTTTTTTTTCAGTGTGATAGCGAAAATCAAAATTTCCTACTTTTTCATGATCGCAAAAAAAGAAATCTGCGTCGAAAATTTTTTCTGATTCAAGAATTTTGTTGATTAAGTCTGACATATATTTGTTTTTTAAGTTAGTTATTAAATTAATTTTTAATTTAATTTCTAAAACAATCTTAAACAACTAATTTTAATATGTCAAGAATTATTTTTAAATGTTTCAAAAAAAGAAAAAGAGAGTTAGAGAGCTACAAAGAGTAAGACAAGCAAAAGATAAGAAATAAGAAAATAAAAAATAATTTAAAATAATTAAAAAAATATTTGAGATAAAAAAGATAAAAGATTTAGATATTAGAAATTAACAAGAATTATTAAGAATTGTTAAGAGTTAATAGAAATTATAATGTCAAGAAAAATCTTAATATTATTTAAAAAAAGTTTAAGTTGTATCAAAAAAAGATTAAAAATAATTTGAGCTTGAGACTGTAGAGCAAAAAAAGAGTAAGAGTTAATCAAACTTAGAGTAAGTAAGACAAAAATATTTCTTGACTTTCGCAAAACATGTGTTATATTAAAAAAACAAAGAAACAAAAAAATAAACTTTCTAAAAAAAAGATTATCGCAAGCGAAATCTTTAAAGAAAATAAAAAACTTTATTCTTTGTCATCTCAGTCAGTCTTTCTTTTTTTTGCTTACTTTTTTTCTTTAAAAAAAAATATTTTTAAAAAATAATTAAATTAAAAAAAATGGATATTGAACAAATTTTTAAACTAGAGCTTGAAAAAGCTAAGTTGATAAATAAATTAAAAAAAATATCTAAAAAACCAGATCTAAAAATTTATGTTTCAAGAGTTGATAGGCGAAAAAGAAAAAGAATAATAATTAATAACCGCAAAGAATTTTCAGAAAAATATTTGTACTTATAAAACAGTTGACAAAATAAGATTAATAAATAAATTGTTGATAAATCCCAAAAATTTACAAAATTTAAAATTTTAAAAATTATGCAAAATATTGCTTGCATTGATAAAAAGCCGGAAAAAATTATAAAAAAGACTCAAAAGCAAATTTGCATTGAAAATATTGATGAAATTATAAAATTAATCTCTGAAAATAAATCTTACAAAGAAATTGCTGAAAAATTTAGTGTAGATCAGAGTGATTTGTGCGAAGTTGTCAATAATGAGCAATATCGTGCGCGTAAAGATATCGCATTAGAGATTGCAAGCGATATTCAAGTTGAAAAAGCAAGAGAACATTTAGAATCAATTAACTCTCATGACACAAACGCGAGTGTCCGCAAAAAATCTGAATTATCACAATTTGAATTATATTTAGCGAAAGTCAAAAATCGCAAAAAGTATGATCTAAACTATCGCGAGGAAAAACAAGAAACTAATAATAATATTGTTGTAATACCCGCAACTCAAGCTTTAGAGTTGCTAAACAAAAGTAAAGACACAAACAAGCTTGACTAATCAAATTGAAATACCCCACAATTTTAGTTTTAGAGACTATCAAAAATCGCTTTGGCAAGCATCGTTTGAAAAAAGAAGGTTAATTTATATTTGGCATCGTAGAGCCGGCAAAGATTTATTTGCACTTAATCGCTTGCTTTATGCAATGGTATTTGAACAAGTTGGAACTTACTGGCATATATTCCCGACATACGCCCAAGGCAAAAAATCAATTTGGCAAGAGACTGATTTAAGCGGACGCAAATATATTGACTACATACCAAGCCAATTAATTAAACAAAAAAACGAAAGCGAGCTAAAAATCACTTTAAAAAACGGCTCAATTTATCAAATTGTAGGTTCTGATAATCCGGATAATCTGCGGGGTGCGGGGATTAAGGGTTGCTGTTTCTCAGAATATGCTGAACAGGATCCAAGAGCTTGGGAAACAATCGAGCCAATGCTTAGAGCTACTGGGGGTTTTGCTTTGTTTAATTTTACACCAAAGGGACAAAATCATTCTTACGAATTATTCAACATGGCCCAAAAGCTTCAAGACACTTGGCACACTGAAATCAAAACAGTTGAGGACACGAAAGCAATTGATTTAAAAGAATTGGAGCAAGTAAAAAATGAGTTAATATTGCGGAATAAAGCACTAGATTTTTTTAATCAAGAATATTATTGTAGTTTTACGAATCCGATCGAAGGGGCTTACTACTCTGATTTAATTCAAGACCTAGAAAAAAAAGGAAGGATTGGCAAATTTGAATATGAACGCAATTTGCCTGTTTATACTTTCTGGGATCTGGGAGTAGGAGACTCAACAGCAATTTGGTTTGCTCAATTTATTGGCAATGAAGTAAGAATCATTGACTATTTCGAAGATAACGGCAAGGGCTTAAACTATTATATTAAAGAGTTAAAGAACAAAGTTTATGTTTATGAGAGGCATTATGCCCCACATGATATACAAGTTAGAGAGTTTAGCAATGGCAAGTCAAGAATTGATACGGCTTTAGAATTAGGCTTAAGGTTCAACATAGCACCGAGACTATCGATTGATGATGGCATTGACGCAGTTAGAGCTATTTTAACTAAATGTTATTTTAACGAAGAAACCACAGGAGCAGGATTAAATGTTCTTAGAAATTATAAAAAAGAGTTTGACTTTAAAAACAATACATTTAAATTACAGCCGAAAAAGGATTGGGCATCTCACGGATCTGACGCATTTAGATATCTAGCAGTGTCTTATCGCAATGACTTTGGGAGAACTCAACAATTGCCTGATCGTGCAATTGATTATCATTTTAAATTTTAATAAATATGGGATTTGGAAAAAAATTAAAATCAGCTGTTGGCAGGGTTTACAGTCAATTGCCAAAACCACTACAAGAAACTGGACAAGTTTATGCAGATGTGTTAACACTGGGAACAGCAGGGCAAGCACTAGAAAGCTCGGTTGATGTCGCAAGCAGAGAAAAACAAGCAGAAAAAGCAATGAAAGATAAAGCTGCACAAGCTATGGCTCTGGAAGGGCAACTCGCACAAGCTCAGCAACAAGCTATATTATCACAAGAAGATCTAAAAAGAATAGAAGAAGAAAAAAAGAGACAAACAACTTTTGCAGGCTCATCTTTGCAAAATATTATTGAACGCAGAAAATTAGGGGTTTAATGTCTGAGCAAATTATTAAAGAGTTAGAAAAAATTGATTCGGCTTTTAAAGCAGTTAAGACTAACTACGAGTCAAACTGGCAAGACACAGCTAAATATTTTCGACCAACCAAAACCGACATCTCCCAAAAAAAAACAGATGGTGATCAACAAGACGTATTTACACTGTTCGATAGTGTTTCTTATGTTGCACTAAATAACTTTGCTAATATTTTAAACGGAACATTGACAAATAAAGCAACGCCTTGGTTTGATTTAAAAGTTGAAGATGAGGAAATTGCCGAAGATGACGAAGTTTTAAAGTATTTAGCGGACACAACCAAAAAAATTTGGAATGAACTTTATAATTCTAAATCTAATTTTGAAAACTCCCATCAAGAAAATTTAAAAGATTTTGGTTGTTTTGGAAATTGTGCAATGAAAATTGAAGAAGGTAAATCATCAATTGTGAATTTTAGCTCACTACATATTAGAACCTACAATATTGGACAAAACGAAGAAGGTAAAGTTGATACTGTTGTTATTACTCAAGAAATGACAGCCCAACAAATTATTACTAAATTTCAGGAACTTGGGCAAATTAGTGAGAATATTAAAAAGGCTGGTGAGAATGAACCAAATAAAAAGTTTGAAATAAAGCTTTATGTAATGCCAAGAAAAGATAGAGACCCAACTAAAATTGATTCTGGCAATATGCCCTATGTTGGTTATTGGGTAGATGTTGAGGCTAAAAAATTAATACAAGAAATAGGTTTTAATTCATTTCCAATTGCTGTGGCAAGGGGTGAAAAATCATCGGGTGAAATTTGGGGGACTGGTTTAGCTTTATTAGCTTTACCAGACGCAAGAAGTTTAAATAGAATGTGGAAGGATTATTTCGAAGCTACCGAAAAATCATTAAGACCGCCTTTAGTTGTTAACGCACAATTTGAAAAACAATTAAATTTATCGCCATTATTTTTGAATTATACAAAATCACCAGTAGCTTATGGGCGAGCAGTTGAGCCAATTGTAGATACTAAAGGATTGCAACCAACGGTTGAGTTAATTAACGGCAAGCAAGATAGCATTAGAAAAATATTCTTTTTGGATAAATTAGTTGTGCTCGATGATCCAAGGGCAACAGCTACTCAAATATTAGAATTAAGAGCTGAAAGCTATCGAATTATGGGAAGCATTGCTACAAGTTTACAAGAATATTTAGAAGATATTTTATCAAGAGTCTTTGATATAATGTTTAAAAAATCTTATGCTGAGGACGGCAATTTTACATTACTTCCAAATGCTATTTTAAATGAATTACCTAATAAATTAACTGGTCAAATTGATGAAGCTACAGGGCAAAAAATATTTCCTAGAATTAAAGCTGAATTTATCAACCCAATAACTCAAGCCCAAAGATCAAATAAAAATAATTCAATTGATGCTTTTGCAATGTCTGTTATGAATTTAGCACAAATTAATCCATCTATTTTAGATACGATTAATTTTGATAAAATGGTAAATGTTAAAGCAGAAATCTTGCAAATTGATCCTGCTTTAATTAGAAACGATACCGAAGTTGAACAAATTAGAAATGAAAGGCAACAGCAACAAGCACAGCAACAGCAATTAGCAAATGCTAATGCTGAGGCACAGGCACTAAAAACAGCAAATGAGGCGGGATTATGAATGAAGACCAAATTAAATTATTAGAACTTAAAGCTAAAGATTTAGAAAATGCTTATAATCAAACCTTTGGCACGCTCGAAGGTAAGAAAGTTTTAAATGATTTACAAAGAAATTTATTGATAAATGGCGATGTATTGGCTAAAGAGTATACTCAAGACGATATATTAGCTTCTCATTTACAAGTTGGTTTAAAAATAGCTTATAAATATATTGAAAACATTTTATCAATAAAGATTATTAACAATCAAAATTAATTATGACTACTGACTCTATTTTAAATGCCTCAACCCCTGCACCTGCGACACAAAACGCTGAAACTAATCAACCAGTTATTACAACTACTCAACCAACTAACTCTTTTGATTATAATTCTTTTTTTCCTGAAGATGTTAGAAAAGACCCTGACTTTGAAAGATATGCCAAAAACTTTCCAAAAACTCAAGAGGAGTTAGCAAAAGATTATTTTCATAAAAATAAACACTTTGGTAAAGCCAAAGAAGTCATTAGGGCGGAACTCGAAGCTGAATTAAATAAACCTGTTGACTATAAGCCCGAAGATTACAATTATATTTTACCAGAAGGATACGAAATTGAAAATGAAATCCTTGATGTTGCTAAAACTAAGGCTCGTGAATTAGGTATAAAACCTGAGTTGGCTCAAAAATTTATGCAAGAAATTTTTAATGCCGACGCAAATTTAGAAAAAACTTTAGGTCAAAAACAATACGAACAAGAAAAAAATGCTATTGAAGCTTTAAAAAAAGATTGGGGTTATGAATTTCAAAATAAATTAACCTTAGCAAATCAAACGCTTGCAAGATTTACAACGCCTGATGAGCAAAATTTACTAGAGCAATTACCAAAAGATAGTCAAATTATAATTGCTAAAATTATGCAAAATGTTGGTAGCAGAATTAGTGAAGGAAATATAGGGACTACAAATCAATTAATTTCAAAAATGAGTGAGTCTGATTTCCAAGCTAAAAGAAAAGAAATTTGGGCATCAAATAAACCTGATAGTTTAAAATATGCCGAAGAAAAATTATTATTTGATCAATTTTATAATTAAATTATATGCCATTAAACAAAAAAGGAAAAAAAATTAAAAAAGCAATGCAAAAAGAATATGGTAAAAAAGAAGGTGAAAAAATCTTTTATGCCAGCGAAAATAAAGGAACAATAAAAGATGTTAAAAAAAATAGTTGACATTTAAATTGATTTTATTTATTTTGTTTTACGACATTGTCCATAAAAGAGTAAAAGGGAGCTTTAATTAGTCTTTGAAATTAGGGGTAGCAATTAGGAGGGAGTAATCCCCGATTTTTATTATTTTTAATTTTAAATTTATAATTATATGGCATCTACTACTAATGTGTTGCATACAAAACAATTTAGCACGCAATTACTTGAGGCGGTTCAAGTTAAACAATCCGCTTTAGAACAAGCCTGTGCAAGAAAAGAAATTTTTAAAGGCGAATCACTTTTTATCAATAAAATTGGAACTTTAGAATTAAAAAAGGTCGATACTTTAAATTCTAAAACTGAACTTACTGATATTGCTAATACTAGACGCAAAATTTCATTTTCAACTTTTAAAGATACTGTGGCAATTGACAGATACGATGAAAACCGCAGTGAAATCGTAGGTCTTGATACTGGTTATTTAAACGCTCTTAAATATGCCGTTGAAAGAAAAAAAGAAGAAATTATTGCTGAAGCTGCAACTTCTGCGGTTTATGAAGGCAAAGAAGGAACAACTTCTGTTGCTTTTCCTGACGCAACCAATACTTTATATCAAGACGCAACTGCTGCAACTAACGGAACTTCAAACGAAAGTGGAACTAAAACTGGTTTAACTGCTGATAAATTGCTTCGCGGTTTATATTTGCTTAGAAAAAATATGAAAACTGGCAATATTAACGAAAAAATTTATTGTGCAATTTCTCCTGAAGAAGAATTAGCCCTTTTGCAAGATAGTAAAATTATTAATCGTGATTTTACTGCTGGAGCTGTTCTTGATAAAGGAATTATTGGCACTTGGGGTGGTATTAATTTTATTAGAACTGTTCTTTTAAAATCTCCTGCCGCAAATGTTCGTGAAGTTCTTTTATTTACTGATCAAGCAATTGCTTTAGGTATGCCAGGTGAAGTTATCACTAAATTTGGCGAAAACCCAGAAAGAAACTTTTTAATGCAAATGCACATTGAATTAAGTTTTGGTGCGGCTCGAATTGAAGATGAGAAAATCATCAAACTTCGTGTTAAATGCGACTAATTATTAACCTTTAATTATATTATTATTTTATGGCAGTTATAGACTCAAACGAAAGTGTAAATTTAGCAAATATTGCACTTAATCCGCCTGTATTACCACAGGCAAAAACTAACGGAGCTGCTGTTCAAGCGACAACTTCAATTGTAGCTATTGGAACAACTGATTCCGCAACCTCTAAATGGAGAATTGCAAGATTACCTTCAAATGCTCTTTTACATCAATTGACAGTATCAACAACCGCTCAAACTGGTAGCACTGATTTTGATATTGGCGTTGCTTACAATCCTGATAAACTTAGTGGTGCGACAATTTCGGTAAATTGTTTAGCTGATGCTCTAACGCTTGCTACTGCAAGTCGTGCATTAGACGGTTTGAAAGATGTTAGTATTGCTAACTCTGCAAAAGAATTGTGGGAATTAGCTGGCTTAACTTCTGATCCTCAATGCGATTTAGATTTAATCTTTACTGCAAATACTATCGGCACCGCTGGTGGAACTTGCGGATTCAAAATTGAATATAAATTATAATGCCTTCTAAAACCGACCTTTGCAATTTAGCATTATTAAAATTAGGTAAACCTCGTGTTCAAGATATTGACACAGATAATAGCCAACAAGCTACTGACCTAAAATTAGTTTATGATTTTGCATTAGTCGATATTTTAAAAGAGTCAAATTGGAGTTTTGCGGTGTTTCGCCAAGCCTTAAACAAGGTAAATGAAACACCGTTATATGAATGGACATATAAATTTCAATTGCCCGTCGTGCCTGAATATATAAGGCTTATTGGAATAGAAAACGATGTCGATTATACAATTGAAGAAAAATGTATCCTTACCAATACAGATAATATTAAAATTACCTATATTGGTAAAGTTATAGATCCAAACCAATATAGCGTAGCTTTTCAAGAGGCTTTTGTTTTATTGTTAGCTAGTAAAATATGTTATAATTTAACAAATTCTAGTAGTAGAGAAAAAGATTTAATTGCACAATATCAAAATGCTTTAGGATTAGCTATTAATCAAGGTAAAGCTGTTAACGCAGAAAATGCAATTACAAGTAATACTTGGGCTGACATTAGAACAACAGGAGGTTAATGCCAACAGTTGATGAAATACAAACAAGATTTAATGCTGGTGAACTATCCCCAAATATAGATGGCTTAACTGATTTTGAGCCTTTTTTTTATGGTGGGTCGGTTGTTGAAAATTTTGATGTTCACCCTCAAGGCTGGTTATTTCGAAGAAAAGGCACTAAATTTGTTTATGAAGTAAAAGATAGTACCAAAAAAACAAGATTAATAAGATTTAAATATAATATTGATCAAGTTTTAATTATTGAACTTGGTGCTGGATATTTTAGGTTTTTTTATCAACAATCCCTTGTTGCAAATGCAGGAGTGCCTTACGAAGTTGCCAATTCTTTTGTCGAAGCTGATTTAGATTATATTCGATATACACAAAAAGATGATATTGTTTATATTATTCACCCATTAAAAGGATTTTTTAAATTAACTCGATTAGCTAATAATAGCTGGACTTTTGCTAGCGTAGATTTGCAAAAAGGACCATTTCAAAAAGAAAATACATTACAAACTAGAACTGTTAGTATTAATAACCATGGACCAGTTGGCACAACTGGAACAATGACGGCAAGTGGACACACTCCATTTACCGCAAATCATGTAGGAAGTTTATGGCTAATTAGAGATGGGACTGATTACGCTTATTTAAAAATAACCGCCTTTACAAACTCAACAACTGTTAGTTATATTTCTCAAAGTGTTATTACAACTTCTTTTGCAGCAAAAGCTTTATCAACTTGGCGTGAAGGAGAATTTGGTTTAAATAGAAGTTATCCAAGAGCTATAGCGTTTCACGAACAAAGATTAGTTTTGGCTGGATCGATTAATGAGCCGCAGAAAATTTGGTTTAGCAAAAGTGGTGATTATGAAAATTTTGACGAAGATTACGCATCTTTAACGGCTGACGATGGATTTAATAGAACAATTGCTAGTTCAACTAATGATAGTATTTTGTGGTTATTAAGTGATGATGTTTTGTTAATTGGTTGTACCGATTCTGTTTGGTATGCCAAACCGTCAAATAATTCTAGTGGCTTATCTAATACTGATATTGCTTTGCGTAGACAAATAGCTTTCGGAAGTGAATGGATTGACCCAGTTTATACTGATAATGCCCCCTTGTATGTTCAAAGAGGCAAACAAAAAGTTAGGGCAATAAATTATGGTGCAAGCGAAGCTAAATATCAAGTTAGAGATGTAACGATTAGAAGCGACCATATAACGGGAAGTGGATTAAAACGCTTCGAGTATCAACAAAACCCTGTATCAACTGTTTGGGCTTTAAGAGAAGATGGACAAATAGCAAAATTTGTTTACGAATCTGATCAAGATGTTAATTGTTGGACAAGATTTAAAACAAATGGTTTAGTTGAAGATTTTGCTATAATTCCATCAACTAAAGAATATGATGAAATTTATTTTATAGTTAACCGCTCTATTAATGGTGTTAACAAAAGGTTTATCGAAGTATTAGAGCCAAATTTTGATTTAACATTTTTAAATTATAATTTTTTAGATAGTAGCTTAAGTTACGATGGAAGGCAAAATACAACTTTAACATTAACCACAACAACTGCAACAGCTGGGAGTTCTGTATTTTCTGCAAATAGTGTAGGTAAACAAATTAACAATGTTAACGGCGATGGAAGAGCAAAAATAACCGCATACACAAATGCGACAACGGTATCTATTGAAATTATTAGAGATTTTACTAGTAATAATTTAACCGCCAACAACTGGGCAATTGCAACAAATGAAGTTAGTGGCTTAACGCATTTAATAGGGGCAACCGTTGAAGTGTGTGGCGATCAAGCGGTAGATTTACCAGTTAAAGTTGTTGATAATACAGGAAAAATT